GCTATTGACCAAGCTATAAAAACTTTCATGGGGGGTTTGCAGGATGTCCGCCATTACAATACTGAGGCTGGTGCAATTAATGATAACCACCCTGTAATTGATGATCAGCTAAGTACATTGTATGAAAAAAGTACCAAACTATCACATGAGTTTATCTTAAATTACTACTTATCACAAGATGACGGTATGTATGGTGCTGATGTAAAAATTGAATTTTTTACATTACCACCTGATACAGTAAAACAAGGCCCGAGCAGGGGGTACGGTTATTACTTTTTCAGCAAAATGGCAGTGTTGCATATTGATGGCCTCCATTGCCACGAATATTTCTTAGGTTAGGCAGATTACAAAAGATATAATAATGGTGGTCAATAAACGTATCTAGGGCTACCATTATTATATTGCAACAGTTACCGAGAAAGGGTACGCACATGACAGATCCAGCTTTATATCCGGTTTTTAAACAACCAGATTATGACCCCACCATACTTAGCGATGCTGAGGCCAATGCGCTTTTAACTGAAGATTTTAGTATGGCTATTGAAGAGTGGGACTACTGGGCAAGACAAACACTTATTGACCATACCAGCAGGGAAGAACATGGATACAACTACCTTCTCGCAGGGGTTTTAAAAGATATCGTCACTTTTGCACGTAGAGAAGGCGGTGACATTTTTTGGGATTTTGATGCTGGGAGGCCAATACAATCCACGCAAAATATACTACTGTCGGCATACAAAACCCCACGGATTAAACCCAAGGACGAGCCATACGTCGGTATTAGGGTATATGTCAGCCCCTACAATGACCATGTTCTCATTGGCGGTACATACGCAGTCACCATACGTATGCAAACAAACGAACAACCCTACCGCTTTATGAACATCGCTGTAGTGTGGTAGTAACACGAAAACAAAAGAGGTAGTAGTTGTAGCCCCTGACAATGTTGGGGGCTATACTATTTATAGTGGTAAAATTATATATGAAAGGAAATACCATGAATACTTTGTTTGAAAAGTTTGTAAAAGACACAGGGTTAGCTGACCCTAGTGAAGATGACTTTTATGACCAAACATGGCTACCTGTACCAAATGACAGTGTTGAAAAAAATGCTTTTTCATACACTGTAAATGACAATACACGGTTGTTCGTCACCTCAGTTACTAATAAACAAGACCAAAGCCAAAACGTAATTGTGACGTTTTACAATACAATGGACGGTGATGGTGATTATGTAACTCATGTGTACGTAATTACTAATGCAGACCAATGTGACGCTACCGTAGTTCTCATTAAAAGTATGTTGTCTAACCCTACGTTTGCAAAACTTGGACGTATGCCAGAAACTCTAAGTGCCGTAAACTAGAGCACAAAAGAGGTAATAATGGTAGCCCCTGACAATGTTGGGGGCTATTATTTATACAGTAATAACAAGCCAAGAAAGGGCTAGACAATGCCAGTAAAATATGATCGTAATATTTTAACATACGCGGAAGCTAACCGAGTTCTGCAACCACATTTTGTAGTAAAACCTGAATTGTACCCTGATGTCTTAAAACAAATAGCCATTTGGTATTTTGAAGGGACCATTAACGATGAATCATTTATAACAATGTTACTACAAGCATATACCGTTGCTGACTTAGCTAAAAAACATGACGGTAAAGTATACATTGAAGTTGATGCTAAAAAACCTCTTAGTTTAAGTAAGTTTGCTACGGTTGACGATGATGGTACAACCATCGTAAAAATACCCCAAGACTTACCCGTCTTTAGCCATGCTACTAGGTGGGACTTCATAAACAAACAGGGCAACCTTGAAATATGGAACCTCGCAGTTGTATGGCAAAAACCCGCTCGTCCTAATTATGCCCCTGATTTCAACAGCTTAAAAATGCCCGATGATTGGTTACTTAATAATTTTGATGCTAGGGTATGGTGGGACAAACCCACTGATGACATGCCCATACCTGACCTTCACATTGTAACGCAAGTGTCACAGGGCGGTAATCAAGTAACCTTACATTAAAACTATCAGTTAAACCCTTGGGGGGGCATGACGCCCCCCCGTCTTTTTATAAAAAACTCTCAATAAAAAAATGCGCCACAAGGCCCTCAAAGTATGGGGGGTATATAAGTATACCCAAATAAGTTACGATTGTCACACGGGCCTTAAAAACATCCACAAAAACCATCATATATAGCCAGTTTACTATAATACAGGTAAATACGAATAAGTGTGATTTTGTTTTTTAAGATTTGAAAATATACGATATATGACTATACACATATAAACAATGACTTAGCATAGGTATTGAGATATTGTACATGGTTGATGTTCAAATAATCATTGACTTTCTCGGTACGCGCGATCGTTTTTGAAATTTTTTAAACTAGTAACTTTTCGTAATTCCTCCTATTATAGCAAAGTAGCCAAACAAAGAGGACATCAACATGGTTTTAGCCAAAGCTACTCATAAACCAAAACTTGAAATAGTAGCCAACCCACGAACAGAAAAGAACATCACACCCAAGCAAGAAGAGTTTGCAAGATTGTATGTGTGTGAGGACATCAGCCAAACCGAGGCCGCAGTCAGGGCAGGGTACTCGGTAAAATCTGCACATGCCATAGCATCACAACTGTTAAACGGTCAACGCTACCCCAACGTAGTTGCGAGAATAGGTGAACTAAAAGCTGAGTTAGCCAAAAAGTACGAAGTCACATTTGAGGTCCACGTCAAAAAGCTGGCAGAAATACGTGATGCAGCTATGACTGGCGGTAACTTCTCCGCAGCTGTCGCTGCTGAAAAATCACGAGGCCAAGCGGCAGGTCTCTATATTGATCGTAAGGAAATACTCCACGGTAAAATAGACCAGATGGATAAAGAGCAAGTAATGAAAGAAATACAAAAGCTACAAAAAGAGTTTCCTGCTCTTGCCGCTGTTGCCGATGGCAATGTAGTGATAGAAGGACAGGTTGAAGACAAGACAAAATAAGATATAAAAGCACTTACTCTTTGTACCTCCCAAGGCTATAGTAGTTATAGTAACAATTAACCGAGAAAGGGTTAGACAAATGGGTACAAGATGTAATATAGTTTTGAAGTGCGGCGACCAACGTAAATATATTTACAGACATTACGATGGTTACCCTAGCAGTGTGGAACCTGAGTTAAAAAAATATGCTGAGGCAATACGTTGGTATTCAATTGAAGCCAGCTTTGCTCCCACCCACAAAATGCTAAATTTTTACGCAGACTTGTTGGTAAAACACCACGAGCTTTTGAAGTTAGAGGGCAAGTATGAGGTAACCAATGGCATACACGGTGACATTGATTGGTTGTATAACGTTACTATTGATGAAAAAACGCACAAGGTTACTGCCATCGGTTACAGCTCAGCAAGAGGCAAAGATCATAACCCTTATGCAATGCTGGAGGCGTCATGATTAACAAGCCTATTGAACATGATGTGTTTTTTGAAACGCACCGTGGTATGGGTGAGGGCTATGTCCCTCACCTAAACCCTAGCGGAGTTGTGCATTATTACCTTGCAGATACACCACTAAAGTTGAGCGTGTACAGGGCTGTAGATGTGTATGCTGAAAACGGTGCTTTGTGTGGTGCTGACTTGATACGTGTTGTTACGCATGGACGCCAAGCGTCACCATTGCGTAGCCACGTTACTGAGTGTCCTGATTGTGCCAAGCTGATAGAATTAGAAAGGGTAGGTGCAAGTCATGACTAGTAAGCCAGAGAGTAAGCTTTGGCATAAGTTAAGGGAGGGGACTCAAGATTTAGGCGTGTTTTGGACACGCTTAGAGTCTTGGGCGACTCCAGGGATACCTGACCTGCATGGCATAATTGACGGAACAAGCTTTTGGTTGGAACTGAAGGTACATAGGTTAAAGTCATTAAAAAGCATTGCACTGCGTCCGCATCAAATTGCGTGGCAAACCAGATATTTTATGAATAAAGGTCAAGTTTACAACTTGGTTCATCATCCTTCGTCCTCTACCCTGAATATATTTGGGGGAGAGAGAGCGATTAAGATAGGAGAGACCAAGAGCCATGCACCATTGGAACCTGACTGGTGTTGCGAGTCACCGTTTGATTGGCATGGTGTCATCAATCATATTCTATCATCTTCTGCTCAAGTCAAATCAAATCAAGATTACGACGGAGAGACGATTACGACGGAGAGAGAATAATAGACAATGATTGATGATGATATATATATTGATCGTTATTGATCGTTATTGATCAACCTTGATCGGGGACGACTAATAATTGACGAGAGCAAAAAATACAACAAAGGACAACAACTGACCATTGTGGCAGTGTATACATTAACCATTGTTTAACTAGCAAAGGTATTGACCAATGGTATTTGTGATTTGTCTTATTGTCGTTTGTTTATTGGCAATGTTTTATGATTACAGTTGAGATTAAGATTACGACGAGAGAGAGCGTGAGCATGTACGATCGTTATTGATATATATACATACACATATATCAAATCAAATCTTGTCGCGGGCATGGGCCAAAAATAGCGGGATAAAAAAAGTTAAAAAAATGCTGTATAAGGGTTTACATATAATATGCAATACATTATATTAATAAGCATACACCAACCGGTGTTGTTAACGGGGCAAGGCCCCACCATTAAAAAGGGTTTAAAAAAATGGTAACAGCAAACACAAAAGTAACAGCAACCAACCAAGTAAAAACTGGCGCGGTATTAAAAGGCCCATTGCTAACTAGTACTGGCGCATTTAATTACGCAGTTGTACAAACGTTTATTAATGCCTACGCAGGGGGCAACCCTAACAATGTTGCCATAGTGCCATGTAAAGGTGTTACCTTTGCCAGCTTTACAATGGGCAAGGGTGGCAAGGCCCCATGTAAAAC